CTCGGCATGAGCCGAATTGGCGCTCATGACCAGCGCGTGCGTACCTGGAATGAACCCGGTGTCGAGGTAGCTGGTCGACCCGTTCATGGTGAAATCGCGATCAGGCGTGAAGGTCGGCGAGTTGACGGCGGTCGCCAGCCGCCGCTGCTTCAGCGAGGTCAGCGCCTGCGCCGCGTTCTCCGCCCAGAAGCCGAGATAGTCGTCGGTCCGCGCCCAGCAGCCGGAATTCTTCTCGCTGAAGACGAACTGGTCGACGACGATCAGGCGCGCCAGGGAGACCGAGCCGCCATTGGCCGCGACGGCATCGCGCCACGCCAGCACGTCGGCATCGAAGGCCCGCGCGCCGCCATCGCCGCGTACCCTGTTGAGGAAGACGATGGACATGCTCACGCTCCGACGTAGACGGTGAGCTTCTGTCCGCTGGCGCCGATCTGGGTCATGGCGCTCTGCGCCTCCTTGCCCGTGATCTTCACCGTGTCGCCGCCCGACAGCGGAATGCCGACATCGAGCGCGCAGGTGCCCCCGGTCGGATCGAAGGCGGCATCGCCGTTGGCCTTCGCGCTGCTGACGATGACGATGCGCCGCGCGGCGTCCGCCGGGACCAGTTCGGCCGAGACGCCCGACATGGTGACGGTCGACCTGGTGAGGGCCGTGCCCGTGAGGTTGGTCAGCACGACCGGCAGCGGCTTTGCCTCCGACACCGGGACGGTGCTGCTCCGAACGTTCGACTGGTAGGCGATGTCTTGAGCCATGGATTCTTCTCCTCGCGGTGGCGGGGCCGGCCGGACGCCGGCCCCCATCTGCGATCACTGCCAGTCGATCACTGCACCAGGACGACCTGGTCGCCGGGCTTGGCAGCCTTCACCGGCGCGCCGTCGCCGCGGCCGGCCAGCGGATCGCCGAAGATCGGCGCCTCGCCCGCGCTGCGGCGGCGCGGTGCGTCGACCGGCACCAGCGAGAGGCCTCGCGGACCGGACCACAGGATGCGCGCGCCGACCGGGTGGAGCTGCACGCCGTCGTAGAAGGGATTGTCGACGACGATGTATTCGGCGGACTTGTCGCTCTTTTCACTCTTGGCCATGACGATGCCTCCGTTCAGCTCACGGTGAAGCCTGACGCGTAGGCCCTGCTGGCCTGACGGTCGTGGGTGAGGAAGGCGGTGAACATGCCCGCCGTCAGCGGACCGGTCGCCACCGTGTAGTTGGTCCGCAGGTAGCGCTCGGCATCGAGCGGCAGTTTCACGCGCAGCACCTCGGTCCCCGCGGGGAGCGCCGCCTTGCCGAGCGCTCCGGAGTTCGCGAGCACGGCGGGCGAGGAGAAGCCCGCATTGTCGTCGGTCTCCAGGGTGAAGGTGACCGACGCGGCGCCGGCGGCCGTCACGCTCTGCGTGACGAGGATCACCAGCTCCAGCGGCTCGCCGTTGCCCATGTCGCGGGCCGCGCCGAGATCGACGATGTCGGTCGACGGCGCGGTCGTGGTGACCGCCTGGTCGGTGCCGAAGGTGTTGAGCTTGTCGTACATCATGATGTCTGTGTCCTTTCCTTCCCTGCCGCCTACGACACGGTCGCTTCGGCCAGCGTGATCTGGTCGCACTTGCGGATCGGGATGCCGCCGAAGCTGTCGAAGAGGCGGCCGTCGCTCTCGTCGAGGGTGCGCCGGATGTTGGTGTTGTTGGTGGTGTTGGAGACCGCGGCGCCGAGGTTGCGCTGGATGTCCAGCCACTGCTTCACGGTGCGGTTCATGTACCAGGCGGGCCGGCACATCCTGATGTTGGGGATCTTGTTCATCGCCCGCATCATCAGCTTGACCAGATCGGCCGGGGTCGCGCCGGCGAGGTCGGAGACATCGATGTTGCCGATGCGCACGACGTAGCGCCAGTCGCGCACGGTGAGGCCCGCGTCCCACTTGTAGTGCGTGCGATAGCCCTGGTAGCGGTTGCCCGCCGCGTCGAGCAGCGTCTGCTCGCCCAGGTCCTTCATCGACAGGCCGGCCTTGCTGCCCTTCGGGAAGATACCGTGCACGGTGAGGTCGCCCCAGCCGACCAGCCAGATCGACGTGTTGTCGGAACCGACGCCGCCTCCCGAGATGAAGTTGTTGGCGGTCTGCGACGTTGCCGTCGAGGTTGTGTTGTAGCGCGGCGAAAATCCCATGAAGCGCTCGGGATTGGTCGCGGTGTTGCCGTAGAACAGCACGCCCGCGAGCTGCTGCGTCAGCCCCTCGAGGAAGGCGCGGTCCTCGCTCAGCCGGTAGGCCGCCGTGTTGCCGTTGAGGTCTGCCAGCGCCTTGTCGATCTCCGAATAGGTTTCGAGCATGCCGCACGAGTCGGTGATCTGCGTACTCGTGCTCTTGGTCGGCACGATGCCCTCGTTGAAGCGGCGCCAGGTGCCGGTCGGCAGCGAGGTCTGCACGCTGGTGCGATGACCAGTGGGCAGGTTGCCTTCGTTCCACACCATGTCGTCGGTGATCTCGTTCATCTGCGACAGCAGGCCGATCACCTGCGCGATGCTGCCATTGGGGTCGATGACCTTGGACCAGTCGGCCAGGGTCGGATTGGTCACGGAAAGCGTTGCCATGGAGCGTGGTTCCTAGTTGTGCTGGGAGTTGGGATAGAGGGACTTCGGGTCCAGCGCGCCGTTGCCGCGGCCGGCATTGCCGCCCACGAACGAGTCGTCCTTGATGGAGCGGGCGACCTTCACCATTCCCCGGATCAGGCCCGGATGGTTGGTGAAGCCCAGCCCTTCGAGATAATCGATCGTCTGTCGGTCGAAGACCCGCGAGAGCGCCGCCCTCGCCTCGCCCAGCGCCTCGGGCGAGAATTCCTTCTCGGAGATGGCGCGCCACTCCGTCGTCTGCTTCATCCACGTGGCGGAGGAGTGGTCGCTGACCGCCCGTGCGATCTCCTTGTCGCGCTCGATGGTGAAGTCGATCAGCCGCTGCGCCGTCTCGGGCGCGATCTGCTCGGCATCGAAGAGCTTTACGGCATCGGCGAACACGGGATCGTCGCTGCGGTAGCCCTCGGGCAGAGAGAGGCCCAAATAGCCGACAGGAGTCTGGGCGCCCGCTTCCGTCCCGGCATTGGCCTCAGCGGCGCTCTGGGCGGCCGCGACCTCGGCCTCCAGGCTCGGGGCGGCTTCGGGCGCCGCCGCCTGAGCCGCCGTCGTCTCGATCGTATCAGCCATCGTTCTGCTCCTCCGCGGCCCAGGCCGCCAGTTCGGTTTCGATCTCGTTGAAGCGGGCTTCGGCGCTCATCAGCTCGGTCATCTCCGGCGCGTGCCGTTCGAGCTCGCCCAGCAGCTCGATGCCGATGCTGCGGCGGCCGGCGCGGTAGTCCTGGTGGCGCTGCGCCTCGAGACCGCCGGGCACGTAGCCGTCGCTCCTAATGTCGCAGAGACCAAGCAGCCCGTGGATAAAGCGGCGGCCGGATTCGGTTGCCATCACCGCGCAGAGGTCGTCGGCGACGCGCTCCTGTGCCTGCTTCTCCAGCTGCTCGGCCTCGCGGACCTGCCTTGCATCGTTCGGGTCGTGCATCGCTCAGACTCCCAGTACGGATTGAAGGGCATTGCGGCCGCCGCCGACCTCGGTCTCGCTCAAAGTCCTGGCACCCTCGGCGACCGCGGCAGCAACCTGCAGTGCCTGCGCCGCCTCGGCCTTCAGCGCCCGAGCAGCACGAAGCTGGGCCACCACGTCATCGGCTACCGTGATGGCGGCCGGGGCGCCGAGCTTGTCGGCATAGACGTCGATGCTCTCGTCGGCGTTCAGCTTGTCGAGCACCTCGGGCCGGGTCGCGGCGATGCTGCCGGCGAAGGCCCACAGCCGCTCGACGGAGCCGAGATCGGCCGCCTTCTGCGCCTGCGCCAGGATGGAGATCAGCTCGACGTCGAGCGGGTAGCCGTGCAGTTCCGGGGGCGGCTCGGTGAAGAGGCCGTTCTCGGCCATGATGCCGAAGGTGCGCTGGACCAGCGGCTGCAGCAGGTCGTCGTGCAGGTTCTCCAGCACGGGCCCGAGCATCTGCATCTTCTCCTCGCGGCGGGCGCTGATCTCGAGCTGGCTGCGCGGCTGCACGCCGTCCATGTCGGAGATCATCAGGAAGAGGTCGGCGAAGAAGGCCGACTTGATGAAGCCCTGGGTGCGCGCGACGAGGCGCTCGACCGCGTCGATCGCGCCGGGAGCCGTCTGGTAGAGCGGCCACATCCCCGCTCCCCGCTCCTGGGTGGTGAAGTAGTTGATGGCGCCGGGCAGCACCGATGAGGCCGAGCCGCGCAGGCTGACATGCGCGCCCATCGGCGGGTTCACATGCTTGTCGACCGCGTTGTGCTCGCGCTTCTTCAGGATCTGCAGCGACTTCACGTCGGGCAGCGCGTCGTGGCCGGGCCCCCTGGAATAGGCGTCGTTGCCGATCGGTGCCCAGCGCGGCGTCAGCGCCGGGAACTCAGAATAGCCGCCGCGATGGATGAACTCACCCTCGGCCTGGCCGCCGCCGTCGCGCCAGTAGACCGAGCGGAACCTCTTGCCCGCTTGGTCGAGTCGGCCCTTCTCGAAACCGGTATTGGGCTCGATCATGTGCAGGATCGCGATCTCGGTGTCGGCATCGGCACCGCGCGCACGCTCGGCGATCTCGGCAATGCCGTGCTCCGGCCAGCGCTCCTGGATCTGGCGATACGAATACATGAAGCGGCGCGCCAGCGTGTCGACCCGGCCGCGCCAGTCCAGACCCAGCCAGTACTCACCGGTCGACAGCGTGTAGAGACGGATCACGTCCTCACGGTCGAACTCGACGATCGCGCAGCCGGTGCCGAACTGACCCAGCTCCTCGTAGATCGAGGGCAATGCCGAGTAGAGGTTGCCGGCATTGAACACCATGCGCATGCGCTCGGCGCATTCGTCGAGCCAGACCTTCACCGGTGCGAGCGACGCCACGCGGCGGTCGGGAATCGAGAGGCGGAACCACGGCCGCGCCGGCGAGGTGACCCCCGACATCAGACCGGCCACCAGGGTGCGCAGGGCAAACAATGCCGTAGGATCGAGGATGGCGCCGTTGGCCTGCGCGCCGCGGCCACCCTGGTTGGGCGACGTGAAGAACTGGCCGCGCCGCGGACTGACGAAGCGCGACAGCTCGCGCCAGCCCGGCTCCCATGACTGGCGCTGGCGCTTCAGGACGTTGAGGCGGGCTTCGAGATGTCGACGGAGGGCGGGATCGTGCGCCATCTCAGGCCCCCAGCATCGTCTTGCCGCGCGCGGCGGTGGTGGACGCGGCGTCGGTCAGCCCGAGGCCGCCGGTCGTGATCGTGGAGGCGTAGCCCGCCATCGCGGCCGCACGCTTCTTCTGCGCTTCCCGCGCCTCGCGCACCGACGGATCGGCCATCGACGGGAAGGGTTCGGGCGCCGGCGGCAGGGCCGGCGGCGACATCGGAGGATAAGCGGCCTGTCCGCCACCAAAAATTCCCAAGGGCGTCTCTCCTGTGAGCGAGCCCCTGAGTTACTGATGAACCGGATTTTGAAGATGCAAGCGGAATGTTCGGCGGCAGCGAAATCCATCGCTCACCGAATCACCTCGCCTTACTCTCTCGTGTGGTCGGCCAACTTGGAGGAAGAAGTGCACACTTTCGTGGACCTCATTGATCGCGGAACGGCCCTCATACTTCGCAGTCTTAATGAGACACGCGAGGGACTTATGGAAAGTGCCAAAACGAGCGCGTCCACCGCATTGGTAAAGAATCTACAGATGATTGAGCTCCAGAGGGCGATAGGCTTCTACGTTCGCCCAATTCGAGATCGCATTACCCATCAGGGTGTAGAATTCGGCACCTAGCTCATTCATTGATTTCTCAGGCGCAATCGCCGTAGCATCCTCCCGTCGAGGCGCAGAGGTTGTTCTCGACGAATTCTCCACTAGCCAAGCTAGAGCAGAAGGTTGGACTCCCTACATGGAAAGTAGCGCCAACTGAAAGGCCCGCCGCTCCCTTGAAGACGAGGGGAACCGCGGGCCTCCAGACATCGTGCCGGCCGATCGAACGGTCGCCCAGGATGCCTCCCAATCGCCTCTGCGAGCGATTGGCGGGACCATGACAATGCAGTGACACTGAGTCCAGCGCTTAAGAGTCCGCCAGCGGATCGTAATCGGACTCGATCGACACTGCGCGGAACGCCTCAGGCCCCCCGCCCGCCTCGAATTGCATCTCCTCGGGCAGATCGGCGACTGGATAGGCGAAGGTCAACGCCAGGCCGTCGGCATTGTCGGGCGAGGCCAGGCCGCGCTTCTTCATGTCCTCTTTCTTCTCGAGCCGGATCGCATTGTGCAGGTCGAAGCCGTATTCGCGCCCCGTGAGTTCGGCCATCAGCTCGGTATCGTCGGGAATGGCCCCGGTCTTCAGCCAGGCACGCATCGAGGCCCACATCTCGGCGGCCTTGTTGGCGGTGAGCGGCATGCCGTCGCCCCAGGTGTAGCGGTCAGCGCGGCCGCCGAAATTGACGCCGACCACGAGACGCCCCTGCAGCATCTGGCGCACGCGATCGACCACGCCGGCGCCGATTCCACCCTCGTCGATGAAGACCGCCCCCGCACGATGCCGGATCGCCTGCTCCGCCACCTTGCCTGACAGGACCATGAGATCGCCGACCCGGAGCTTGATCGCGGGAACGCTTCGCGCATCGCGGCCACGGCGAAACCAGATCGTGCTCTGATCGTCGCCGCCGCGCGCGCAATCGACGCCCATCACCAGCGGCTGGCGCAGGTGACTCTCGGCCGGGCGGCGGACCGCCTCTTCCACCGTCTCGCCGTCGATGAACTGCATGGCCCCTCCCCTCGGGAACTCGCCCTTCACGCGAATGCGGAAGAAGTCGCTGTCGTCGCCATAGTCGGCGGCCCAGCGCGCGATCTCGTCCTTGTCGGTCAGCGAGACCTTGCGGCCGTCGACCTGGTGGCGCTGCCAGCGATGCCGGAAGCGGCCGAAGCATTCGCGGAAACGGCCGGTGTTGCGCGTCGGATTACCGGTGGCCAGCCACAGGATCTCGGTGTCGCGATCGGTCAGGGCGCCCTCGATCGTCTCCCAGACCGGATCGGGAATGGCCGAAGCCTCGTCGAAGGCGACGAACAGGCGGCGGCCCTGGTTGTGCAGACCGGCGAAGGCCTCGGTGCTGCGCAGGCTCCACGGCACGGCGTCGACGCGCCACGTCCGCTCATGCGCGGGCTCGACGCTGGCGATGGACGTCGCCGTGATATCGAACCACTCGGCGCAAACGGCCAGCCGCAGCCACTTGGTGAGCTCGGGCCAGGTCTTGGTCTTGAGCTGTGTCGCCGTGTTAGCCGTCACGACCCCGCGCGTATCGCGGAAGGTGGCGAGCGCCCAAACGATGATCCACGCCACCAGCGCCGACTTCCCGACGCCATGCCCCGAAGCGACGGCAATGCGGATCGCGTCGGAGGCGCTTGCGAGAGATCGCCCGATCTCCCGAAGCACCTCGCGCTGCCACGGCTCGGGGCCCGCATCCTTCGCCAGCACCGTCCCCGCCTCGCCCCACGGAAAGGCGAACAGCACGAAGCCCAGTGGGTCGTGCGCGTAGGTCCCGATCTCGACGGCCAGAGGATCGAGGGCGGCTGCCTGCGGGGAACGAGAGGAGTCCGGAACATCGCCCAC